TTACATTATCAATCCTAATTACAGGAGTAACAAATGCTTATGGACTTAGAGTATTGTCTGATGGATACTCATAACCAATATCAAGAATTCTTACATCATTAATTCTTGCAATTGATGTAGAAATTGCTACAACGTCTGCATTTTTTCCCCTTTCACTAACAATCCTTTCAAATTTTGGAATCTTTTTATAATCAACACCCTTAGAAATTACTTTAAGGTCTTTTACTGAACCAATTACAGACTTAGATTCTGTTGAGTATTCAATTATTTCACATTCATCTGCTTGATATGAAAGAAGTTCTGGTAATTTTGTTGGGGAAACCTTAAATGTATCTGAAGTTATACCAAATACCTTATATTCACCACTATAAGCACTATCTACAAACTTAATTTCAGAATAATTTGGAACTAATGGATCAGCAGTACTAATATATCCACCCTTTTCTATTCCATAATACAATTGAGTTGGGGTTGATTTTGAGAAAGCAATTGATTTTGTTGATGTTGTACCAACTCCTACAGTTCCTACACCTGAAATATTAAAAATACTACTATCTTGAGAACTAATAAATTCATTCTTAAACTCTTTATCATAGAAGAATTTAAGATCATACCCTAATAAAGAAGTATCAGAAACATTAAAAGATAACTTAGAGTTCTTAGTTACTCTTAATTGTGGATTGACTAAAGAAACACTATGTGTTTGAGCACCAGTTGAAGTGATATTAACCAATAAAGGTGGTTGTTTTTGAACATCTTTTAGAGTTTCACCTAAACTAAACTTATTTGAAGTCTCTTCATAAACATAATAACAAGGATCATTCAATCCACCTGCAGTCTCACTACTCTCATATAAAACTCTATCACCAGTTTTGTAACCATGACCACTAATTGTAATTGTATTTTCTATTACATCGATAGCATCAGAACCAAATCCTGTTCTATTAACTAATAATTTCTGGAATTCTGTATTGAAAGAAAGACTTAATGGTGCAGTACTACCAACACCAACTACATTATTTGGTATAACATTTAAGTTAACTATATCACCATTACTTAAACCATGCGTACTTGTTCTTGCTGCTCCAATATTTGTAGTAACTGTTGTTGTAATATCATCAACATCACCAATAACTTGATTATGATTAGATTCTAATGCATATTCATAATCATCAGATCCATTACCGTGGAAGAATAATCCTTCACTTGTACTACCAATTGAAGTCCTTTCAGTTACAAGACCAATATAATTTTGTCCTTTATTGATTGCGTATACTGTAAACTTATCTGTTGTTACATTAGGAAGATTGTATAGATTATTTGGAGCACTCTCCTCACCAACAATCATAGAAGTAGCAGTCCCTCTTTTAGTAAGAGTTAATTTCTGACCATTAACAAATGGATGATTAGGCAGATATATTGATCTTGTTGGAATTGAAACCTGTTTTTCAGTTTCACCAACATTATAATCAACAGTAATTGAAGTACCAGGAGTTGTACCAAGTCCTACTGATTCATTAGCATTAAAGTAAACTAAGTCATTAACCTTAGAATCAAACTTTTCAACCTTAACAGGTATTTCAATCTCTCTGTTTAAAATATCTAATTTAGATCCATAAGTATGACCAATACCTGCACCATATCTCTTTACCCTTAAGATAGATCCTACATCAAAGATATTAAGAACTTTAACAATCTCACTATCATTAATTTTTATAGAAGATCCAATAGAAACTGAATTTGGAATTACATTTACGTAAATATCATCAACTCTACCAGTAACAACTGCATTTGCAGTCATAGATTGAGCAAGTCCAATCTTATCAGTTGAAACACCAACAGTAAATGCATTTGTGAGATGAACTATTGAACTACTTAATCCAGAAATAGAAACGGTATCCTGATCATTTACATCAAAGAATGGTGAATATGTTGCAGTAACTGTATTACCAGTTTTCCATGTAAATACTGCATTCTCAAATCTAGTTAATTCAGTATTAGCATTAGAAATACCAATACCAACTAGAGATTTAACTTGTCCTCTAAGTCCTACCCCAAAAGTTCCAGCATCATTAAAATCAGTAAAATCACCAACTTTATATCCTTCACCACCATCTAATACCAACAAATCATCAATTTCTCCTGTAGTTACAGACTCGACAGAGGTTAACTGTCTTAGGAATTCGTTAGATTCTACAATAAAGTCATTATCTGCTAATACATTACCAACTTTATATGGGAATGTATTTCTTGCTAAATTAGAATTATTGAAATCAAACTCTTGTGTTAATGTAGTATTTGATGAAATATAAGGAGATCTATAAGTTTTACCAATAAAGTATGGGAAACTTGGTTCTAAATCATTTGTCTGCTGACTAGGTGCTACACTAGAGAAATATGCATAAACACCATCTGGAAATTCATCAGTTTTACAGAATCTACCATTATGCTCATCAAGAGTGTATTCTCCCGTATATTGCCAATCATCAGTAAAATATCCAGACTCAAATTCAGTTGTAGATGGACGATCTATAACTTTAGATGCATCTAAAGTATAACCAGAAGTTACAATTCCAACAGCAGGTCCTAATTCATCAACTTTAGTATATCCATATGGACCATAAATTGGATTTCCATCATATGCCCAACCAATAATTGGAGAGTGTTTTGTTCCATCATCATTAAATGATGTTCTAATTTCTGATGAATATCCATGAACACTAAGATGTAAACTATTATCACCTTCAGAATTTAAACTATAATTACCTTGTCTCTTGTTATTATCAACTGTTAATTTTCTAACTCTTGGTTCAAACTTAGCATTTATTCCTCTTGCCTTAACATTAAATGTAACCAAGGAGGCGGTATATCCAATACCAGGATTAATTACTTCTACACCAGTTAATCTTCCTTCACTAATGTTTGGTTTAAGAATAGCACCAGTTCCATAAACTCCAGCACCAGTAACACCAGTTGTAGTCATCCCAACTGCTTCTACAGTAACTTCTGGTAAAGAGTAATATTGTTGTCCTCTATTTAAAACTTGAACATCAACAACTTTACCACCTACAACAGAACCACTTATAATAGCGTCTTTTCCGTTTTCAACAGTTATTTTTGGATTTTTTTGTAAATTTAGTATTGTTGAACCATATTTGGTTCCTTTCTCATAAAGATAAACATCTTTAATTTCACCTGTAACTACTGGAGTGAAATTAAATGATCCAGTAACAGTAGATCCAAATGAAACTTCTGCAGTTACTTTAATATCTGGGAACTTAAATGTCTGTAATCCGTCACCTTGAGATTCAAAACCAACGTAGTCACGTCTTTCAAAATTAATTCTAGTTAAAGATCCACCTATTGTAGAACCAGCATCTGCTAATCTAAATGAATCATCATCAACCTTTAACACATGATAAGAATGTGTTGTGTCCAATCCACCAATTGAACTTGCGTTCAGATAATCTTCTACTTTTATCTCATATATCTTTGCAAGACCAGTATTAACTGCCAACGCACCCATACTATATCTCTTACTACCAACTATAAATGATTCTCCAGTTGTATTAGTTCCTACATCAACATAATTTACTGTAAATGTATAAACTCCAGTAGAAACATTAAGTCTTACTCTGTTTACAGGAGCAATACTATAAACAAAATCTAAAGAAGTTTGCCAGTAACTAGATCCAGTATTTTCATATTCAACAAGATCACCATCATTAAACCCGTGTCCCTTAAAGTTTATCTTTGCATATCCTACAGAAACATCTGTTGGTTTAATATGTAACTTTCTATATTGATATCCAGAACCAGGATTTATAACTTTAACTGATTGTAATGTCCTCTTAGATACTGTTCTAAACTTATGAATACCAGCAGCATTAGTTGCAGTTGAAATACCAATTGTATTAATACCAGCAATTGCATCTTCATATGTTTTATGCAACTGAATTGTATGTGAATTAATGATTCTAATATTATATGGAGCACCAGTAGCCAATCTTCCACTAGCAGTATTTGTAGTATCTCCGTATCCACCAACACCAATAGCAGGATTACCATTACTGTTATAGTAAACAACCTCACCAGGTGCTAAGAAATGCTTCTTCTTAAATGTAATTGTTTCATCTTCTATTGATAGTCCACCAGAGAAGAAAATATCTCTACTATCAAAGAGCATTTCTCTATATCTTTGTCCAATAACTGGTTCTAAAAGACAACCAGATCCATTACCACCAGTTAATGAAATAGCCTTTACTTCATCTATATCAAAATCATGTGGATCTACAAATACATCTTTAACTGTTCCTTCAATAACAGGTTCTATTAATGCTGTTACACCAGCACCAATACTGTCATCAATAACCAATCTTGGAGGATTTACTACATCATAACCTTCACCAGCATTATATACATCTATACTATCAACAGGACCATAATAAATGTAATCATCAGAGATAGGAGTTCTTATCTGAACACCATCAATTAACATACCAATATTGTTTATTGGTACTTCACGCTTTCCAGAAATATATAAATCCTGACTTAATGGGAATTTTTTAAGAATTTTATTAGCAGATAAATTCTTAGCATACTCATTTTCTTTTGTAAATGTATGAGCAGATGTTATTGCAAGTCCTTCAGCAGTAAATCTGATAGCATTTACTATATTACTTATCATTCCTCTGGAACGATATAGTCTAATTATACCAGGTTTCTTCTGAACTATTTCAACATAGTAAGTTGTACCAGATTCTAAGTTAGTTAATGGATTAGATGATTCATAAACTACAGCATCTCCAGTAATTAACTCAATTTCATCATTATTACCAGAAAAGACTTGATTATAATCCTTAGTTAATTTTTCATATCCTCCTAGTTGCTCAAATCTTTCTGGGTTACTGGAGTCTGGAACAGAAATAGTAGTTATTGTTGATATTCCAACTAAAGTTCTTTTAAGTGATGAAGGTAAGGTATAACTTGGTAGAGAGTTAGATGCAACATATGCTTCTTTTTCATCATCAGTATATACATTTAGTACATCAGATATAATATTTGAATTACCATCTTCTATTTCTATACCCTGACTGGATGCTTTATTCAGTTTTCTTCTTAAATCATAATATAATCCAACTACAGGAGTAAATCCAGATATTCCAGAAACTATTACTGTATTGCTAGAAGGATCAATATTTGTAACTTCAACTAATGCAACTTCAACATTCTCAGAATTTCTAGATAAAATTTCTGCTTTATCGCCAATTTTTAAACTTGATTTATCAATTTCACTTCCTAGTGAAAGAGTAGAACCATTAATTTCAATAATTTGATATCTGGAACTAGTATTATAGATCCATGAGTTAGCAAATACTTCCTTATAGGTCTTATCAATATTTGGATTAGGTATAGACTCACCTACATTTTTAACAAAAATCCTTTCTCCTTCAGATACTGAAGAGATGTCTGATACTGTTTTGAACTCAGATAGAACACCAGTTATTCTTAAATCAACTCTTTTTTCTAAATCTCCATCTTCATATCCAAAAATTGTTTCATCTGCCCTAACATCAGAACCAATACCAATATTTTCTGTGATATTAGTACATCCAAAGAACTGATTAACTGATTTTGATGAGTATGTAATTGAGTTGATACCACATAAAACATAACCAGTTTGAGCAAATCCAACTGTAGAATCTACAGAAACGATTGAAGAACCAATTGAAACAGATTCTAATACCTTTGTTCTACCAGGAATAGTGAATATTCCTTCAATTAGATCCCTATCAGAGTATCCAACAAATAAAGAAATCTTATAGTAGATCTTTTCATTCCTAGTTAATATCTCAACTCCAGATACGGAAGCACTTGTTCCAGCATCATTTGATTTATATACAGTTTGACCAACTAATTTTTGAGGATCACCATTAATCCTATCAGCAATTATAACTTCTCTTCTTATAAATTCTGCACTAGAAGGTTTAAATAAACGCTCTTCTAAGTCTAATATTATAGATTCTTCACCAAATAGAACCTTTAATAAGATTCTAATAGATTCTTGAATACCTTTTGATTGATAAAAAGTTCTTGCATGCTTAATAAAGTTACCAACATCAAGATCTTTAGTAAAATCGTTATCTTCTAAACCAGGTAAGAAAGTTTTCTTTAACTTTCTATAAAATTCTTGTATGAATAATACACTTAAATTGGTGACAGTTGCACCATTAACATGCTCTTCTGCATTTGTATTCTCAAATATTAACCCTTCTCTATTGACATTATCTAAAGATGTTGATATTCCAACATCAAATCCACTTACTCCACTAAAACCACGAAGACAACCTGTAAAAGTAGTAGTTGTTTTAGCAGTATATGTTATAATTTCACTACCAATCTTTAAAAGACCATAGGTATCTGGGAATCCTTTGGTTGATGCAACAGTAATAGTTGTATCTGATGTAGAAACAGCAGAAGATAACGTAGTAGTTCCATAAACAACTTCAGGAATTAGGTTATCAACCTTTAAATATTGATCTAAATTGTCAATTAAATCAGTTGTACCACCCTGAAATTCTTGTGAAAGGTAATACGACTTTAAAAAATCAACAGCAAGAGGAAAATCTGACCTTACAAATTCAGGCAGCTGACTCTCAACTATTTTATTAACCTGAACTCTCTTATCAATACCTATGCTCATTTATTTCCTCTCTAAATCTCCGTTAGAATAACTTGATGTGTAGTAATCTCTTGTGAATACAACGCCAGAAACATCTTCTCCAGAAGCAATTACATCCTTAACCATATTTATCTTACTATTAGAAACGTCAAAACTGAGGTATAAATCCTTCAATCCGACTACATCATTTGAATCTGGGAACGCTTGAATCTCTATAAGATTATTTGCTGCTACCGTTGAAGTAATATTCAGTGTATTTAAGATAATTTCACCTTTAGTGTAGTCAACTGTTCCTGCTGATTTAGCAACAACCTTCAACTCTTCCTTCTGATTTCTTGCAATTACACTCAAAACACCCTTTCCACTTCCATCTAAAGTGCCATCTTCCTTTTTATTTGGAACATCTGTAATGAATACAGTATCACTTGTTCCACTCAAGGTAAATCCAGTACTCTTTATATTAAATCCTTCAGGATTGATATGGAACTTATTACCAAAACATAACTCATACTGTGCAAAGGTATTGAGAAGAACCTTCATGTCTCTTCTAATCTTCAATTTTGTGATGTTAGAGGTGATTGAACTATCAACTCTATCAATTAACTGAAGTATCTTACTATACTTAAATCTTCCACCAAACTTATTAATATCCACAGTTCGAGAATAATCTCTCAAATTAGATAAGATTTTTGTTTGTAAGTTATCGGAATTAGAAACCTGAGTAGTATTAAAATAAACAGTTGAATCAATTTCAACATATAGTATCTTAAGATCAATTATCTCAGAGTTAATACCAGCAATAGCGTAACTCTTTAACTTTTGTTTGATCTGCTGTTTATCAAAATCAGAAACATAAGTTCCATTTTTTGGTTTAATACTTATTTGAACCTTACCAAATTGTGGTGGATCTAACTCTTCACCACCAATTACAGCAACAGACTCTGTTCTAGGATAAATTGACTGTATTATTGCTTCATAATCTCTGGGTGTAACTGCCCTGTACTGTGCAGAATAGAGTCTAGGTGCAAAATACTTAATGGAGTTAACACTCTCCATATCAGCACCGTTTGTCGCCCCATTAACGGTGTTTACTGTGATACCAGCAGTTGGTATTACAGATGTTGGATTGACTGTAGTATTTGGATCTTTATCAGTAAATACACCTTGGAAACTAAATGCTTTAGCACCATTACTCTCCGAACCATCAGTTACGATATATCTTACAGTAATAACTGAATTATTCTCTAATTTCTTACCAAAATAATTATCACCAAACAATAATTCGTATTTTTCATCTTGTACTTCTTGTATAAAGAAGACTTCTGAATTCTTATCAATATTGAGAATATTATCAATCATGGAGTATTCTCTACCCATACCAGTATCTGAAGGTCCAGATACGAATACTCTAATACTAGAAGCATCAATATTAGGGTTTTGTAGTAAAAATCTTTGATCTTCGTTACTATTTGCTAGGAATTGTACCTCTAATACTGTTCCTTGGAAGATAGAAACGGGATTTTCAGCAGTTCCAAACGATGCAACACCATTTTTAATGGCAGCATGTAATGGTTGAGATACTGAGAACCTATATGTGGTGTTATTTGCTGCTCCTACACACACTAAACCTGGTTTTAAGTAGAGTATAGGTTCGGATGAATCAGTTTGTACGTCAAAGTGAACTGATGCCTCTGCAGAGGATTTTGAACGGGGTATATAACCAATATTTCTTGCAAGAGAAACAACATTCTCTCTAATAGTTGCTGAATCTAAGAAGGATTCGTTTGCAACTAAGTTCGCATTAAATGCGTTAATGTAAGTATTATACGCTAAAGTATCAATTAAGACTGAAAAGTTTGATCCTTCAAAGTCAAAATCACTAAAATTGCTATTAGCACGAAGATAAGCTCTTATTTGAGCCTTAATTTCGTCGAAATCTAAACTGGTAAATTGAGTAAAAGGCATATTATCTCGTTGGTTCTAATAGAAAGGTGAAAGATTGCGTAGGTACTGCCAATCCTCTAATATCAAAGATAATAGTAATATTAAAAGCGTTTGAATCAACGTATTCGTCTATCTGAACCCTTAAATTCTCAACTCTAGGTTCATAAACACTAACAGTCTCATTAATTTGATCCTGTATCACCTTAGTTAAGGTTGGATAAAAGTTTTCAAAGAGACTTCCACGTATATCAGTTCCAAGATTTGAATTAAAGAACCTTTCTGTAGGAATAGTTTCTACTAAATTTCGTACAGACCGCACAATTGCACGTTCATTCTTCAATATCGGAATATCTTTCGTCACAGGGTGTGGTTTGAAAGATAAACTTATATCTTTAAACGCTTGTGATGTGCGTTGAACTGGCATCTAAATGTGTTTATTTAGTATTATCTCCATTTATTTATACTAAAAAAGGGAGATTGTTTATCTCCCTTGCCCTCTTCTTCTTTTTTTCGCCTTATTTCGTGAAGTAGCGGAATATTTTGTATGTTTACCGTTCCCTTGACGAGATTTTTTAGGTATTGCTTCTACAAATACGTTTCCGTTAATACCAGTTCGTGTTGCCATAGTTAAATTGCCTTAATTTCAGTTCGTAAATCATTTGGGTTGTGAGAACCATTGTCATAAAATTCATATGCAAGGTCCTCCATAGCGTTAAAGTACTCATCTTGGGTAAGATCTTCATAAAGAAGTTCATCACCCTCAAAGATACTATATAACTCGCATTTTTTCATGTCCAACACGTATTCTTGGGTCGCACCAGATCTCAAAACCTGCTTCTTTTGCATCTAAACAGAATGAAACGTCTTCTCCACACATATCTTGAACCTCACCTGATTCAAATACCTGCATTTTAGGTGCAAACCAAGGATATTTAATCTCCTCATGTTCAAATACACCATTCTTGATAAGTGTCCATCCAAAACCAGTATAATCAACAGTAAAAGGCTTCTTACGCTTACTAATACTCTCAATAGTTTCGTGATTCATTACACCACCATTAGAACGGAAATCATCTTCCTCCATCCAGTGTGCAACAGAAGTAGTCTTACCATCTTCAGTACAATACCAACCAGCAGCAATATCCTGATCCATTAGAATCAATTGCCAGAACTTCTCACTATTAAATACGATATCACTATCAATCCATAATTGGTAATCATAGTTTAACTGCCCATCCCAAGGTTTCTGATCAGGTCCCCGTAGAACATTAGCACCTAAGCACTTACAACGTGCGAAGTTAACCATCGATGAATAATCTTGTGAGATTTGAATACTTGCTCCAGATTGTACAAGATCGAAGCATAATTGTACAAAACTCTTCAAAAACGCATATGATACTCCTCTTCCTGGTAAACAGAACACAACTGTCTTCCCTTTCACTAGCTCCTTTGCCTTATCAAAATCCCATTCAGGTTCTTTCTTAACAACAGGAGATTTTGCTTTAACTGTAAATCCCTTTTTTGCCATGATAATTTGTAATTACACTCATATTATATTCCATTATATAGTGAAAGTCAAGTAATTCTCTTCAATCGGTCTTCACTACCAAATGGTCGAGTGGGGGTTGTATTAAACGATAAACTTACTCTAGATTCATCCGAATTATTCACAGGTACACTATGAGTCATCAGAGAACTAAACAATAACAACTTACCAGGTATTGATGCTACATCCAATTTAGTCGTAGTATACCTATTCCTACGATCAGACACCCAATCACGTTGTATACCTTCACGGGGTGTAGGATAATAACTAAAGTTCTTTAATGAACTATGAAATCGAATCGGAGCACCTTTCTTAGTATCTGATTGAATATAAAAGCAACCACTCAAATAAGAATTGGCATGCCAGTGATCAGTAAAACTATCACCCTTTTCATTTACATTTAACCAAGATTGCTGGATATCAATTTCACAATCAACATCACATATCTCCTTACAATACTCTTCACTACTTTTCTTACAAAAATCACGCAACTCATCTAACTCATCTAAGACATAATGATTCCTCGATTGATGATGAGTATCTTGAATCGGAGCACCTTTCTTTGTTTTCCTTTTTACTAATTGCGCTTCATTTACATAATCAAATATTACATTCATATCTCCTTCATAATCAAACGAGACAATCGGGGGTAGGGCAAAGGTTTCAATAATATTCATGTTAAAAGTAGTTAATTGCTAATACGAGACGCTTGCGGGCATCAGTACATGTAGTACTATAATGAGGTACACTACCATCGTGCAAACATAAACGATTGGCAACACTCTCTACACGATTTCCCTGATCAAACATATATTCATCATCATTATTTTTAAAACTATAAGGATCTGAAAAATCTCTCTCCCAATCATCATTCACCATACCTGTGTATCCATTACACGTATTCATATAGATTAATGCTGCTTTATGTTCATAACCCATATCGATATGTGGTGCATGTTCAATCAGTTTACCCTGATTCATATACATGATAGCTCTTGCACGAATAATCGACTTGACTTCAAGTAAATCAAAGATTGGTCGTAATTGATAATAGAAATCACTCTCTACATGTAAGTTATTATAGAAACTACAGATAAAGTAAAACTGCTCATTAAGTTCATCATCATTAGTTGCTACCTTCTCTTGAAACAACCATCGAAACTTATTTGTATGTAATATCTGATTATCTAGATGTTCAAAGTAATCTTTTGGTAAAAAATCATCATATACTTCAAAATGTTTCATTAGTAACTAGCATCATTTAGTAAACTCTTTATATCTTTACTATTAACCTCTATCTCTTCATATTCTAATTCATCTTTGAAGTATGACTTGTATATCCTATCCCATATAATACCAAACTCATAATCATCCAAATCCTTAAAGAGGCATTCTCCTCTTAAGTATATGTGATAGGTCTTCATATCATGCCTCTTCTATAAAAATAAGCTTCTTATCTGTCTTAAAAGATAGTTCTGTATCTTCAAACCATCCTTGATCATTTACTATCCATTCAGGTATTCTTACAAAATATTCACCAGTAACAGTATCGACTTCTATTGGAAATTTTTCTTCTTCGGAATTTTTTCTCATACCAATGTATTCTGTTTTTCCATTATATATCAATTCCTATTGTTTTGCAAGTACATTTCTACCAATGAACCTATAGGGGCGTTTTGATATGAGAAAAAAAATTTGAATCCTGTTGAAAACTTAAAGGCATTATGAGATCTCTCGCTTCCGTAACACTTTGTAGGTTAGGGTAGTTAGTGCTTTTTAAAACGGGGGGCGGGGGCGGCGAACCCCTGCCAAATCACGAACGAATGGACTGCCCCCTAACGCACGTCCCCTAATGCTGTCGCAACTGTGTTAGAAGTGATGCCATTAGCAGAAGCACACCTCACTCTGCTGCTGCCACCCTTAATGCGTGATGCCCATTTGTTCGCTGCTCTTCCGTGTGCAGTCTTAAGGCGGGTCACCTTCCAAACCTTACCGTTGAGTTCTAGTTCAGTTGAGTTCATAACGAATTTGTTTGGTATACGAATATTATAAAACCCCTACCCCACGAATGGGGCAAGGGTGGTCCAGTTTACCAACTGGCATCCTCAAATCTACGTCTGACTTCAAATTCGATATCAGATTCAGACATCATGGAAATGTTTCCCGTGTCTGTCGCCTCTTCAACGACCTCCTCCCAGAGAGTTTCTAAGAGTGCTTCGTTGTGTATGCTGCTCATTTGAATGATTGCTTGTTTACTCCTTTAGTATAGCAAAAAAATACCCCCTGTGAAGGGGGTGTTAGAACTCTTAATAATCATTTAAGATTGAGATCCTTCGGAGAGGTTGAGGGGTTTGATACCCATGACTCACCTGGAGTTCTTTCAACCTGCGCTCATTCTCTTTGAGTGCTTTGTAAATGTTTTCTGTTAAAGGTCGCATTTTAAAAAAGGCAGTTGAAGGCAAAAAGAATTGTAGCGATGATTGCTAAGGCGTTGCGCTCTTCACGAACGTCCTTAACATTTTGTAAAGCATCATAGATTTGTGCTTTAGTGTTCTTCAAAGTGACTTGAGTCATTTGTTAAAAATCGTTAGTTGAGTTAAGAAAATCATCTATGGATTTGTTCTGCTCTTCGGAAATGTTTCCGTTTAACGCATCCTCCATGAGCATTTGAATTGCTTCGTCAGATACGGTGTCGAATAGAAGGTCGTCCATGAGTGCTTTGCTTAACAATGTAATAATAGCACCTGAGAGAGCAGGTGCAACTCATAGTGTGCCAGTTTAATCACTGGTTAGTCTCTCAAAGAATTCCTGAGGAACTATGTTAGCGTTAACGCCGTCCAACCATTTGTTAATGTGGCGTGAGGTCGTTGCGCTCCACTTGGTAGCGGTTTTGTAATAGTCGTAGTTCGGATCTTGGCATGCGACAGGTGTGTTATATGAGAATAACACTTTAGTGCCGTCACTCAGTGTAACCTGAGTTTGATTAGTGCCGAGTTTGAGGAGTTGCATTTAGAATCCTTTGTGAACATTTTTATTATAGTAGTTTTGAGGGGGTCTACCAACCCCATGTGTGCCAGTTAAATAACCTTCACACCGTACTCGTAAATATAACCCTGTGGGATTATAACACCGATACGGGGATCCTTACGGGTTGAAGTGCCGTCCTGAATCCTCTTATACTGCCTCTTAACGGATGGCAGAATCGCTTTGAGTACATCCCAATACTTGAGTTTATAAACCTCAACCACTTTTCCACCTTCATAACGGGCAAAATAATGGTTGCGATAGTTGCCGATTTTCTCCTCCACAACATAACGCTCCTGCTCCTCCCAAGTGTCTTGGACTGAGATGCCGTTATAAGTGGCGTTGATCTTAGCAGCAATCGTTGACTTATACTCACAAGGTCCCTCCTCATCATATGCGTCAGCACCAGAATAGTCGTCTGCCACAGTATGACCAAGTAAACCCGCCATGTGAATTTCACGGGATCTTGCATAACTGAACGGATCGCCCCATCCTTCCTGCTCACATAAGGAGTAGAGTTTCTCATAGAGTTTTCTGTACTTTTGTTCAGGTGTGGTAGTTTTCATTCCTTTAGGTTGAAATTTGTTTGGTACTCATTAATAATAAACCCCCACTCTTACGAATGGGGGTTTTGTGTGCCAGTTTATAAACTGGATGAGATCCGATCCCATACCTCAGAGAATCGTGCTGAAGTGAAATTCTCATTCCTGAAATC